TGGCGGCAAGATGACTGAAAACATAGTCTCTGCTGTAGCCCGTATTGTAATGACTGATGCTATGCTAAAGATTAGTGCATGGGGAGATATTTTATTAACTGTGCATGACGAGTTGGTCGTGCTTACCGATGAAGAAGATGTGGAAGATGCAGCACGAGCCGTAAAAGAAATTTTAACAGAAGAGCCAGTATTTATGCCAGGAATTCCACTGGCATGTGATATTAATTGGGCAAAACGATATGGAGAAGCAAAATGAATGATGCTGTGGAACATCCAAGCCATTACTGTTCTCATAAAAGCGGGGTTGAATGTATCGAAATTTCTGAGCATATGAATTTTTGTTTAGGTAATGCTATGAAATATGTGTGGAGGGCGGGATTAAAAGAAGATGGAGATGAAATACAGGATTTAAAAAAAGCAATCTGGTACATCAATAGAGAAATTTCAAGGAGAGAGCATGAGATTACCAAAAAGTGTCTTGATAAACAGGAAACGATACATTTTCAAGATGGTAAAGTGCAAATCGTACTTCGGACAGATACACTACCAGGAGAAGGAAATCCGCTTGTCCACATTGGACAGGAACTCAGGAAAAATGCCAAGCGCAAAAAGGATGGACGAAACGCTGGTGCATGAGTTGACGCACGGAATACTGTATGAAATGGGACTTAAAAGTTTAGCGTACGATGAGCGGTTTGTAACAAAATTCGCTAAGCTGTTTAATAACGCAGTTTACAGTTTAGAATACTAACTAAGAGGGCAGCATGATTAAATCCTGGTCTTATTCGGCACTTCGTGATTTTGAGAGCTGCCCTCGCAAGTATCATGAAACAAGGGTATTAAAAAAGTATCCATTTGAAGAAAATGAACAATCAATATACGGCATTAATCTGCATAAGGCTATTGAAGAATATGTAGAGTTGCAAAAGGCTTTTCCGTCCGAATTTGTTTTTGTTAAAGATGTTGTTGATGCCATGCTGTTTAGGCAAGGCGAAAAAAAAGCAGAAGTAAAAATCACGCTTAACGATAAACTTGAAGTGGTAGATTGGTTTGATAAAAAAGCATGGGTTCGCGGTATTGTTGATTTGCTTATTTTAGATCATGAAAATAAGCATGCATGGGTAGTAGACTGGAAAACAGGCAGCAACAAGTATCCAGATAAAGGCCAACTTGAATTGATGAGTATTCTGGTTATGACTAGGCACCCTGAAATTGAATTTGTTAGCTCAGCTTTAATTTACTTGTTAAAGAACGACATAGTTAAATCGCGTATGGCACGTAGTGAAATGCCAAAACACTGGGAACAGTACCGAGAAAAATTCGGAAATATTTTAGATGCGAATGAAGCTGGGGTGTGGCATGAACAACAGTCTGGTTTATGCAAAAAATACTGCCCTGTATTAGACTGCCTTTATAATGGAAGGGCTACTTGAGGATTTAATCATGCCATATGTTAATAAACCACGACCCTATGCAAAAGAATGGGAAGAACAAAAGAAACGTGATGAAAAACCTGCCCGCGCTGAACGTGCCCGCGCCAGGTATAAACTTGATAAAGAAGGTGTAGATAGAAAGGGTAAAGATATTGACCATAAGAAGCCGGTATCTAAGGGAGGCACGAATGCCGATAGTAATTTACAGGTAGAAGATCCCAGTAAAAATAGATCATTTACTAGGAACTCTGACCACACAGTAAAGATAAATAAACCGAAAAAGAAAGGAGGTTAAATATGGGCCTTTTTAAAAATTTAATTGGTGGAGGGAGTGGCAACAGCCCGTTAAGCAGCCAATTAAATGCACCGGGATCTGTATATGGAATACAAGGCATTAATGAAATAGGCCAGTATATAGGTGCAGGAGGGGGTGGAGGTACGGGGAGTGTGGGGAGTGTGGGGGGTATACCAAGTATGTTAAATTATCCCAACACATTTCATCAAACTATACCCCCTAAAAAAGCAATCACTAGCAACATCACAAGCCAAATGCTGGAAGGGGAAGCGTTTCAAGTGCCGCTTACAGTAGCAGAAGATTTATGGCGAGCAGCATTTGGCGATTTATGGGTGAGTGTAGATAGTCTGAATGACTTCCATTACGGAGTAGCTTGCAGGTTAATGTTTAGAGACCGTATGGAAAAGTTTGTTGTTGATTATGAAGAACGCGTAAGGATAGTTGAATAAATGGAAATATTTGCAAATAAAGTTCTTGTGCTAAAAACTAAAGAGCCGCATAAATTCAGCATCATTCCCAAGAGTAAAGACCTTGGCCGTGATAGTACCGGCATGCATGAAATAGCTGTACATTGGGGGCTTGATGAAGCGCGTGTGTTAAAAAATCTTGGGTATTCAAATACACCGTCACCAATACAAAAAGAATATGACTGGCCAGGTAAATACATACCTATGCAGCATCAAGTTGACACAGCATCATTTCTTACAATGAATCGTAAGGCGTTTGTACTTAGTGAAGCGGGCGTTGGGAAAACAAGTGCTGCGCTGTGGGCTGCGGATTATTTAATGAGCAAAGGCGAAGTTCGCCGTGTTCTGGTTATTTGTCCTTTATCTATTATGCGCTCTGCGTGGATGGGGGACATTACTAAATCTGTTATTCATCGTAGCGCTGTAGTTGCGTACCATACAGACGCTAGTAAACGCGTGGAACTGGTCAGAAAAAACTATGAGATTGTAATTACTAATTATGATGGTTTAAATATTATCAAAGATGAGATTATTCGTGATGGTACTTTTGATTTAATCATTGCAGATGAAGCTAGTCATTACCAGAATACAGCTACTACTCGTTGGAAAAACCTTAATTTAATTATGAAAGCTCATCCTGCAACTATGCTTTGGATGATGACTGGCACGCCTGCAGCGCAATCACCGGAACAAGCATATGGGCTTGCTAAGTTAATAAACCCTACAGCTATACCTAAGTATGTTACTGCATGGCGTGATATGGTTATGAATAATGTTTCTATGCATAAATGGGTACCAAAACCTGGAGCTAACCAGCGTGTATACGACGCGCTACAGCCAGCTATACGGCATACTAAGGCGGAGTGCCTTGATTTGCCCCCTGTACTTACAGTAACACGCGATGTAGAAATGACCCCACAGCAAAAGAAGTATTATAAGATGCTTAAAGATAACATGCTGGTAAGTGCTGCTGGTGAAACTGTTACAGCAGTAAATGCTGCTGCTGGCGTTAATAAACTTCTGCAGATTTCTAGTGGTGGTGCATATACAGACAATCATGAAACACTTCAGTTTGATTGCCACCCACGACTTAACGTGTTGCTGGAAGTGATTGAAGAAACGAGCCGAAAGATTTTAATTTTTGTTCCATACAGGCACGGCATAGCACTAATTGAAGAATTTTTAATAAAAGAAAAAATAGAGTGTGCATTAATACACGGGGACGTTTCTGTATCTATGCGTACTGATATTTTTAAAAAATTTCAAGAAGACCAAAATTTGAAGGTGCTTATTATTCAGCCGCAAGCCGCCTCACACGGAGTTACACTAACTGCTGCCGACACTGTAGTTTTTTGGGGCCCTGTTATGTCGCTTGAAACCTATATTCAGTGTTGTGCACGGGCAGATAGATATGGACAAACCAGCGATAAAGTTACAGTAGTGCACTTACAAAGTAGTGATATTGAACGCAGGATGTTCAGGCGGTTGGCAGATCGTGAGGAGTTACACGAAGGACTTACTAAAATGTATGAAGAGGTGTTGCATAATGATTAAAAATGAAATGCCTGTTGAAGTAATGGAGCTATCTCCTAGAGCTATAAATGGGCTATTAAGCAAAGGTGTTTCAATCAATACCACAACTAAAAGCGAGGTACGGAAAATGAGTGATTGCATAGAAGAGGTAGGAATAGCTGGGATCAACTACAAAGGTGTTTCAATCAATATCACAACTAAAAAAGACAATTCAGCAATTACCTTTCAAGTTGGCCCTGAAATCAAAGCTTACTTAACTATTCCAATGATGATTGATGATGGAAGAACTGTAGGACAAGCTAATCGACAAGCTCTTCATGCTCGGCTAGATGCATTGCTGGATGCGAACTTGGAGTAATCATGGGCAAACTAAAAGCAATTTTGTTTTTAATTAAATGCGTAGGATGGATTTCGATAAGAATCTTAAAAGGTCAAAAGTGGAACATGATTCAAGTGAATCTTGAAAACCCTGATGGCACTAGGTTACATGTAACTTATAAAAAGACTTTTAAAGGATATGAAATGCATCAATGGAACCAAGAAAAGTACCCATCAAAATGAACCAAAAAGACATTAACATGCAGTCGAGTTATGCCGTATACTTTTATCATGAAAACACACACACATCAATCCCAGAATGGGAAAACTACGGAATCTCTATAGCAGCGATAAACCCCTCCCAAATATTTTAAAGAGTGGGTATTGTGTAATGACTAAAATAAGTGTATAAAGATAGACATAATAAACTACAAGGAAAATAAAATGGAACAACTGAAATTAGATGCGCTTGTACAGGCATACAGAAACATACGCGCAGCAAAAGAATCGCTAACCAAGGATTTTGAGTCAGCATTAGGGAATATTGAATCAGAACAAGATGTTATTTCAAGTGCCCTGAAAGGGTACATGCTTGAAGCCGGATTAAAGTCTTTAAAGACGGCACAGGGCACTGTATCATTGTTGCAAAAAACCCGGTATTTCACTAACGATTGGGAAAAGTTTGATGAGTTTGTTATTGAGCATAAGGCCACTTCGCTCTTTGAACGCCGTATTGCCCAAAGTAACTTAAAAACATTTCTTGAAGATAATCCTGGGGTAATTCCTCCGGGGTTGAATTCAGAATCCAAATACGAAATATCTGTACGTAAACCTAGTTAAAGGAGCTAAATAATGAACACAAACGTAATTCAATTTAACCCAAAAGCCAATGTACCGGACTTTGTTAAAAATAGAACTGCACCATCTGAGCTAGCTGTTGCATTAGGTGGCGGTGGGGGAGGATATGGGAAGCGTGTATCAATTAGGGGCGGAGTGTTTCGCTTAATCTCCGGTGGTAAAGAAATAGCTGCTGTAGATGAGAGATATCTTGATATAGTTATTGTGGCAGCGGCTCCAAAGATTAGCCGTATTTTTTATGAAGGCAAGTTTGATGAGGAGCACATTGTGCTTCCTGCATGTTGGTCACAAGATGGTGATAAACCAGATGTACAGGTTACAAAACCACAATGCAATGATTGCGCAAGCTGCCCTAAAAATGTAGCGGGTTCTGGTGATGGCGACACTAAAGCATGCCGCTATCAAAAACGCATGGCTGTTGTGCTAGCTAATGATATTGGCGGCGATGTACTTCAAATCGTAGTTCCTGCCAAATCTATTTTCGGTAAGGAAGACGGGGATAACCGTCCTTTGCAAGCCTATGCTTTATGGTTAGCTGCAAATAATGTTGACCCTAACCAGGTTATCACTCGTATGCGCTTTGATACTAAAGAAGCAAGTCCTAAACTGTTTTTCAAAGCTATGGACTATGTTTCTGATGACGAATATGCACAAGTGTTGAAAGCTGGTACTAGTGTTGATGCTTTAGCCGCCATTACTATGACTGTAGCTCAGCGAGATGGCGTGAAAGAAACTCCTACTTCTGATGCTGAATTCGAGTCTCCTAAACCTACAGCGCCAGCACTT